TAGGGTTTTGCATCCACTGTGCATTCCATTTGCCCGTGGGCAGTGTTGCTTGGACCTTCTCAAGCTCGTCTAACTTCCAATACTCTGGCCATACGGGTTGAGCTTTCTTTGATCCATGGTCCATGATTGCTGGAAACTCGACCACGTCCCACTGATCAGCTTTTGTTTCTTTTTGATTCTGTATCAACTTTCCTGTTAGATCTTTGTTAGACCATCTAGTCATTACTAAAATGATTTTACCACCAGGTTGTAAACGTTGACGTGGACCTGACGTGTACCATTCGTAAGCTGATTCAAGGGCCGTGGGACTTAGCGCATCTTGCTCTGAATGTGGGTCATCGATTATTAATAAATCAGCACCACGACCTGTGATCGCTCCGCCAACACCAGCTGCAAAATATTCACCGCCTTGTGCCGTTTCCCAACGTCCTGCTGCTTTACTATCTTCTTGTAATCTAGTTTTAAAAATTTTAGAATAATCTTCCGAGTCGATTAGGTTCTTTGCTTTTCGACCGAACCTGACTGCGAGTTCTCCTGTGTGCGTTGCTTGAATGATCTTGAGTTTTGGATCACGGCCCACCATCCACGCAGGCAGAAGATAAGATGCAAATTCAGATTTTGTATGCCTTGGTGGCATGTTTACAATTAGTCTATTTATTTCTCCTGTTGCAAGTTGATTAAATTTTTTTGCAATGTGTCTATGATGAGAGCCTTCTATAAAATCGGGCCACATACATTTGACAAAAGAAAGAAAGTCATCTTTAGCTTTGTTCTGTATCTTTTTTTCAGCATGCATGACTTGCAGCTGTTTAAATTTTCTACGTACGTCTGCAGGTAGTTTACTTATATCTATATTATTCAAATTCATTTAAAAATTTTTAAAATTTTTTTGCACTATGTTTAAAGTGTTCAACATGTTTTTACCAGCTAAAGCTATCTAAATCAAGCAATACAACCTAGAGTAGTGGGACCCCTTTTACACGTAAGGGGGGATAGGGTCTAAGTTATTTACGATGTTTGGAATTGGTTCGGGACCCCTGGCCCAATCTCTTCTGCGTATAAAACGTCATGGGCCAGGGGTAGAGAGTTAATCTAGTAAGACCATGTAAGCTTTAGCATTGTGTTGTCTAAACCAATTAAGATTGGCTCGTACCTTATCCCATAGTTTAGATGTACCATCAACGCCTGCTGCTTTGTCCTCTAGTGTTGCTGCTAACTCATTGATGAAGATTGCATCGTGTTTCGCTGCCTCTTCTTTAGTTAGCATAACAGATTCACCTGTGAATCTGTTCTTTCTTTCTTCTGTTCTTTCTGTGTTAGTCATGTCCTTGAACATATAGGATAAGTCAATCATTGTCAATAGCCTTATTCGTAATGTGGCAACCCACCAAAGATTGACATCACACCAGCAAAGGTAATTAGTATTCCTAATACATGATGTTCACCACCATGTACAAAAGTTATTACTCCCAACATTGCTAGTACAAATCCAACTAGTACCATTAGTAATCTTCCTATTATTTCGCCATTCATTAGTGCCTCACTTTCCAACTTGTAGTTGCAGTTCGATAACCATGACTATCTAAATCATAATAAACGTAGTATGGCACACCTTGTTTCGATGTTCCATATCT